GCACTAATGCTAACTTTTACCCCACTTTTGTAAGTGCTACAGGTGGTAATGAGGCTTTAAATACTGCTTCAACTAAGTTAAAATTCAATCCATCAACAGGAGCTTTAAGCACAGGCTCTGTAATTTACATAGCACCATAAGGAAAAATCATGGGTCAATTAGTCTTTCAAGCAACAGCAGGCGGTCAGGTAGCCCTAGTTGGCCCTAATCCTAGCTCTAGTTTTTCTTTAAACGTACCAGCCGTAAACGGCAATCTTGTAACGACAGGCGATACAGGCACAGTAACCAACACAATGTTGGCTTCTTCTGCTTATACAATACCTGGCACAATCGGTTCAGGAACTCCTAATTCTGGGGCTTTTACTACTTTATCTGCAAGTTCAACAGTATCAGGTGCAGGATTTACCACTTATTTAGCTTCTCCTCCTGCTATTGGTGGCACAACCCCAAATTCTGGAAAATTCACTGGATTGACTGTTGGTACAAGTGGAATTACTTTTTCTTATGGATCTAATTCCCAGCTCGCTTCTGCTAAAGTGATGCAAGTGGTTAATGCAACCGCAACAACACAAGCATTATCAAATAGTACATCTTATTCAAATACTTCTTTATCAGCTAGTATTACACCTTTATTTAGCACAAGCAAAATTCTTGTATTTGCAAGCTTTGTTTTATATCCAGCCAATGCAATTAGTGGAGCTGCTGTAGTTGGATTAAACAGGGGCGCAACTTTAGTGGCAGATGGAATTGCATTTAATAGTGTTGGAAGCTCACAAATTACATCAGCTTTTGAATATTTAGATTCACCTGCTACTACATCAGCAACAACATATACTGTTCAATTAAAAAGTAGTGTTGCTACTGCTTTAGTAGCTTTTGGAGTAAATTCTTATCCACAAGTAATTACTCTTATGGAGATTGCACAATGATTTTAACAATCGAACAAATACAAACAATTTATGAAATATATCCATCTGTTGTCACAATGACAGGAGATATTGCTTATGATATTAATAAAAATCAAGTTTCTTATGATATTGATGTTGTAAATGCCAAAGTTCTTGAAAATGAACAGGCGCAAGCCTCAGCAAAGGCTTCTGCATTAGCTAAACTAACAGCATTAGGATTAACTCAAGATGAATTAACTGCTTTATTAAGATAATCATGGAATATATTTGGACAATCCTAGAAGTTTCTGCTAAAAATGGTGTGATAACTCATGCTCGTTACCATGTTACAGCTACGCAAGAAGATAAATCAGTAGAAACTGAAGGCAATTGGTATTTTGACTGTCCAACTGCAAAAGTTCCTTTTGAGCAAATTACAGAAGAAATGGTAGCTAATTGGATTGAAAACGAAGCGGTAAGAGATGGTCAATGCCATATTACTGCTAGACTACAAGAACAATTTGAAGCATTAGAAAATACAGTAATTCCTCCTTGGCAACCTCAAGTATTTACACCAGGACAATAAAATGACTCAGCCAATCGACATAATTTCTCGTGCTTTAAAAGACATTGGCGCATTAGAAGCTGGTGAAACTCCAACACCAGAAGCTGCTCAAGATGCCTTTGATATGCTTAATGACCTCATAGATCAATGGTCTAATGAGGATATGATGGTGTATAACACTACCGAAATCATTTTTCCTTTGATTCCAGGACAAGTTCAATACACTATTGGCCCTACTGCATCTACTTCAAATTTTATTGGAGCTTCTTTTACAGGGTCTATTTCAGGCAATATTCTTACTGTTACTAGTTTAACTACAGGTGCTGTAGCTCAAGGTCAAACATTAAGTGGAACAGGAATTATTGCCGGAACAAAAATAGTTCAATTTATAACTGGTGCTGGTGGTCAAGTTAATGAAGTTGGCACTTATCAACTTAATATTTCTTATCCTACTGCTGTCAGTTCTACGCTAATTACTGCTTATTATCAAAAACCTTTGTTTATTGACCAAGCGTATGTAAGGGTAAACACTCAGTCTAATGGACAAGCTGTGCCTAATGGCGGTTTAGATTACCCAGTAGCAATTTTGGCTTTAGAGAATTACAACCAAATTGGTTTAAAAACTCTTAATGGGCCTTGGCCTAAAGCTTTGTATTACAACCCTAATGCAGATCATGGAAATGTGTTTGTATGGCCTAATCCTAGCCAAGGTGAAATGCATATGTTTTCATCTACTATTTTTAGCAATTATTTAACTTTGTATGACAACATAGTACTTCCACAAGGTTATTCAATGGCTCTTAGATGGAATTTGGCTGAAAGATTAATGCCAATGTATGGCAAAGTAAATGCGACTCAAATAGCCATGATTAATGCTTATGCTGCTCAATCTAAATCCACAATTAAACGCAATAATATGATGCCTATTGCTGCTGCTGGATACCCAGATTCAATGTTAGTAGGTAGAGCAAAAGATGCAGGATGGATTCTTTCTGGTGGCTTCTTTAGATAAGGTTAAAAAATGGCAGATTTTGGATTTGTTGGTGCATCTTATGAAGCCCCTTCAATATATCAAGATGCTCAGGAATGCATTAATTGGTATCCTGAAATCGACCCAACTAAAGCTCAAGGCTCTAGAGGGGTAGTTGCGCTTTATCCCACCCCAGGATTAACTTCAATTTGTGCTTTATTTCCACAAGCTGAAATTCGTGGAATGAGAACTGTATCAGGCGGACAATATATGGTCGCTGTATGTGGCTATTATGTATATGTATTAAATTCTAGCTTTACCCCTACTATTATTGGCCAACTAAATACTAATACAGGTAGAGTTGGAATTTCAGACAATGGCATAAATGTTTACATCGTAGATGGCACAAATCGTTATACATGGAGAATTTCAAATCCTAGTTCTGCTGTATTTCAAGGAACAATATCAGGAACAACCCTTACTGTAACTCGTGTAATTTCAGGTACTATTGCTCCAAATCAAGCTTTATTTGGTTTTGGAATAACAAATGAAACTGTTATTGTTAGCGGTTCAGGAACTACTTGGACTTTAAATCAAAATAATACTGTTGGAACAGTTGAACAAATGAACTCTGCTGCTGTAGCAGGAGTTATTACTGCCTCTATATCAGGAACAACTTTAACAGTTTCTGCGGTTACTAGCGGAACACTATACCCTGGACAAACAATCCAAGGCTCTACAGTAACACCAAATACTATTATTACTGCTTTAGGTTCTGGTTCAGTATTAAGCGCAGCCATTGCTACTGCTGGTACAGGATATGCTGTAAATGACGTAATAACAGTTTTAGGCGGTGTTTATGGTGCTAGTCCGGCTACCTTTACTGTTACAGCAATTGGAGGATCAGGGGCTGTTTCTACTCTTACTGAAACATTCCCAGGTTCATATACTTCTTTGCCTATAAATCCTGCTTCTACTTCTACATCAGGATCAGGAACAGGATTAACACTTAATTTAACTTTTGGCACAGGTACAGGCAATACTGGTAACTATGTAATTAATAACAGCCAAACTGTTAGTTCTGAAACTATGTATGCACTTAATTTTAGTGTTATGCCTAGTACAGATGGTGCTTTCACTGGCGGTACTGTTGTGGATATTGTGGATAATTATTTTGTCTACAATGATCCAAATACGCAACAATGGGCAGCTTCCAATGTTTTAAGTCCAATTACTTATGGTCTTAGTTATGCTAGTAAATTTACAGGGCCTGATAATCTTGTTTCTTTAGTTTGCGATCATGGTCAAGTTTATTTATTAGGTGAAAAAACTTCTGAAGTATGGGCAGATGTAGGTACATTTCCATTTCCTTTTCAACGAATTCCAGGAAGTTCTAGTGAGCATGGTATTTCTGCACCATTTTCTGTAGCTAGACTTGGTAATTCTTTTGCTTATTTAGCCAAAAATAATCGTGGACAAGCTGAAATTGTTATGATGAATGGCTATTTCCCACAAAGAATTAGTACTCATGCTGTAGAAAATACTCTTGTAGACCAATATGTAGGCGATGCTGTTGCCTATACCTATCAATTAGAAGGCCATGAAACTTATGTTATTTCATTCCCAAGTCTTGATTTAACTTGGGCTTACGATATAGCTACTCAACTTTGGCATAAATGGCTTTGGGTAGATAACAATAACGTATACCATCGTCATCGTTCTAATTGTTCTGCTTTTTTTCAAGGTATAGTTTTAGTTGGAGATTGGCAAAATGGTCAAATTTATCAGCTAGATCCTACTAATTACACCGATAATGGCGATACTATTCGTAGAGTTCGTAGAGCACCTCACTTGGTAACCGATCTTCAACGGCAATATTTTGATGAATTTCAAATACAATTTCAGCCAGGAGTAGGAACAACAGGTCTTTCAAAATCTGAAGGAGCATTTTATGGCAATGATTTAATTATTGCCCCAAGTCAAATTTATTCCATTGGCCCTAACCAAGAAGTCATTATTGGTTTATATAATGCAGTTAGTGCTTCAACAACTACTACTAATCCCCAAGCCATGCTTAGATGGTCTAATGATGGAGGTTCTACATGGTCAAAAGAATATTGGACATCAATAGGACAATCCGGAAAATACCAAAACAGGATTATTTGGCGTAGATTAGGTTGGTCTAGAGATAGAATTTTTGAAGTAGTTGTAACTGACCCTATTAAGGCGGTTATTGTTTCTGCTAATTTAAAAGCTAGTGAAGGAGATAACTAATGGCTACCAATAGTATTTGGGGATCAACACAGCAAAATCCTTATCCTCAGACACCTTTTTTAGATGAAGCTACCAAAATGCCAACTAGGTCTTGGCAACAATATTTGCTTAATTTAATTAATTTTAGCTCTGCGCCTACAGCTTCTAAAGGTGCAGGAACTTTGCCTGCAAATCCAGTAGGATTCATTAATATTACTGTTAATGGTAAACCCTATAAAGTGCCTTATTACAATATATGAATCAACAAATTACAGTTACTTACGGCAAAGGTTTTGTACCTGTTATTCCTTTAAAAGATAAGGTAGAAAAGCTTCAAGAAGCTCTTTTGCAGATGCCCCAAGCCGATGTAAAGTTTTTGCATGATTTTGAGCCTAGTAAATATATTAGAACAATGATTGCCCCTCCTTGGTCAGTTATTGTTGGAGCAGAACATAAAACTCCTTATAAGGTCATACTTAAAAAGGGAACAATTGCTGTCAATATTGATGACGAAATTAAAGTTTTAAAAGCTCCAATAGAGTTTGATGCTCCGGCAGGAATTAAGCGAGTAGGCCGAGTTTTTGAAGAAGAATTAATTTGGATTGATGTATATGAAAATCCTGATGATTGCAGGGATATTTTAGCTATTGAGGATAGACTTTATGTCATTCCTGAATGTGGGTTAATGTCAAATAGAGTTTTAGAGCATAAAACAGAGCAAAAAGATACCGAAAAGCTTAGTGATGGCATTAAAATGCTATTAATAGATAATCTCGGTTTTAAGGATTAGGAGAAGAATTATGGCAGGTGGAATAAC